TTCTCTGTCGATGACCCTTGTATTCGGGCAGAATTTTTTTCCTAAAATTTTGAGGGCTTGTAAAAAACAAGATTAATTCATCATCGAAAGAACCCAAATCAGATTGAATACGGTCTAAATCTCTTTTTACGCATTTATAAGCGTCAGAGAAGTTAGAAGTGACAACTATAACGTCATCTCCGAAATCCATTTCGGTTTCTGCTGCTGCACAGCATTTGTAGACTATATAGTCGCAATCTATTAATATTTTCATAAGTTAATGTACGTCAGCCCATGTAAGTCCTTCTTTCGATTCGGCAGCTATGGGACAACGTAATTCGTAATACTCACCAGCTAATTGAGCTGATATTTCTAGTTCTCTTTTCACGCCTAGCGCATGATACGGTCTACATTCGTATTGTAGCTCGTCGTGTACAAATGCTAGTTGATGTGTGTGAAAAGGTTGTAATCGGTCATGTGCTATTACCATCCAACGCTTTGCGACAATCCCTGCCGAGCATTGTAGTAAATAGTTTAATGCTTTGTGCGGTGAATCGACCAGCACCCTTCGTCCGTCACATGCCAAGAGGTAACCGTTAGCAGCCTTATTTGCAACCGCTCCAAGTAAGTCGGACAATCCTTCGATTGCAGATACGTAAGCCTCTCTAATCTCTTGTCCTTTTTTACGGGCTTCCTTGGGTTGTAGAGTGTTATCATAACTCATACCTAATTTTTCATTTCCAGCACCATACAAGAAAGCATATGTAACAGTCTTGACTTGGCGTCTGGTGATTCCTATTTTATCTGCATTTACTTGGTGGATATCATCATTAAGTAAAATATCGGCGTATCGACCTCCGTCGTATCTGCCAAGGTAATGGGCAAGCATGCGAAGTTCGATTCCGCTTAAATCTGCGCCTACCATTGTGTGTCTTGGACTGGCAGTAAATAGTTCTCTAAATTCCCTATCAGCAGGCACCTGTGCTAAATTCGGTTTTCTATGAGCACATCTAAATGTGTTAGTAGATACCGAACAGTTATGGTGTATCCTACCTTTAATCGTAACAAGCTTGTTCCATGCGTTCACGCCTTCGGATATCATTCCAAGCTTCTTCTTTATCGTCAAACATTTCGCACATGCTCTGGAGAAGGGAATATCTATCTCCATCAATGTAATCTCGTCTATAATTGGTTTCCCAGTCGTGGTGGTCTTGCTCAATTTGACTTTGAAATGAGTCTTCAGAATCCATGCTATATGGTCTCGTGATGTTGGGTTAAACTCCTTTATTCGTTGTATTTCACATCCTTCTCTGTATCCTTGTGTTGCGTTATCTCGTTTAGGAGTGAACAACGGTCCTGCAACGTAAGGGAATTGTCCTCGAAGTACTGCTTGAGTTTCTTCCATCTCTCTTCTGAGATGTGACTCAAGTTGCTGAGCTTTTGATTCATCAAATGTCCATCCATGTATTTCTTGTTCTGTTAGTATCTCTGCGACTCGGTGCTCTAACCGACACGAGTCAGATAAGGGCGGAAGTGTTCGCATAATTTTGTAGTTACTTTTACGTCTTGTACCATATAATCTTGCATATCTTGACTCCACTCTTGCCAGTCAGAGTTTTTACCAAAGTCGCCTTTGTATTCTCCTAATCTGTAGCCATAGGCTTCTAGAGAGTGACGTCCATATAGTTGTAATGGCATATGTCGCCATTGTCTTTTTTTATCTATCTCCATTAAGTTTGGGTGATATAAACGACTAAGCACAAGAGTATCAACGCATTCAGCATTAGTATTAAACTCAGGGCAAAGTTTCCTAATAACAGCAAGGTCATAACCAATAATATTATGCCCAACGATAGTATCAGCTTCCATAATTTGATTGATACCATCCCTGTTGCTGGGGTATCCGTTATTTTGATCGTTATATATAAAGGTTTCTTCTTTTTCGGTGTCAAAGGTGGATATGCAATGTATCTTTGAAACGTCATTAAGTAACCCGTTAGTTTCTATATCAAATACCAGCACTATTTTTTACCGGTATAGGTTTTGTCCACAAATTTTGCTTTCTTTTTAGCTTGTTTAGTGGGTGGGTTAGGTTTTACCAGTTCTAGATCAGAAGTCTGTACTGGGATTGAAAATTGGCTCCGTAGTTTCATCGTATTTACATGTATCTTTATTGTATTTAAGTTGACATGCAACACCTACCTCTCCGGAGTAGCGATTCTTTAGAACCCGTAAGATCGTTTGGTCTTCAGCTTCAGTTTGTTGGTTTCTTTCGAGTCCCCATACTTCATCTGCAAGCTGGCTGATTGCTGCGCTTCCCCTCAGTTGTCCTAAAGTTACACGTGCTCCTTCTTCGTGGTTTTTGTCTGTCTGTGTTCTACGTAAATGTGATACTAAGAATAACTTGATTCCAGTTCTTTCAACTAAGCTACGTAGTTTAGTCATGGTGTTATCTATCATCTTCCTTTCATCACCATCTAGTCCAGATATAAGTATGGATAAGTGGTCAAGAAAGATTATTTTTGCTTCGAGTGCGAGTGCCATATATTCAATACGACTGTAAATAATATCAGGGTCAGCACTGCCGAAGTGGTCATAAAGGAAGAGACGCCAGTTTTTGAGAGTCGCATCGTAAGCTGTTACTAATGTTTCTTTGGTATGTTCGCCAAGATGTAAAGCTTGACCTACAGCTACGGACATAAGTCCTAGTGCTGTTCTTCTGTTTGACTCTTCCAAAGCAATGTAGCCAACAGGTTCGTCCTTGTCTAAGAAGTGAGTAGCTAACTGGCGTGTCAGGGTTGATTTACCTTGACCTGTGCCTGCACTTATCACTGTTAGTTCTCCGTATCTGCATCCATGTGTTAGTCTTTGCAAGCCAGCAAAGGGATACTCAAAGTCACAGGGTGGACTAGGGTTTGTAACTAATTCTAGTAGAGATTGACCATCTACTATCCCATCAGGTTGATACGGCGAAGCGTTCCAAATAGCTTTCCTGATTGCTTCAGCGTCATTATTTTGTAGTGCGTCAGACGCATCTTTATACGGGTCTGGCAAATGAGCAATCTTAACTTTCCCAGACGGTAAGAGCGCAGCCACTGCTTCCGTCGCCAGCTTACCGGCTTCGTCCTTGTCGAAACAAAGGACAATTTCTTCATAACCTTGAAAAAGCTGAAGTTGCTTTTGTATGTCCTTTTTAGCTGACGCAGCTCCGTGAGGAAGTGAGACATGCGCCCAGTTGGGGTAAGCCTCCCAGCCCGATAGTGCATCGAGCTCGCCTTCGTAGACCATGATGCGTTTGCCAGTAGAAGGGATAAGAGACTGACCAAAAAGAGTGTCAGTAGTATTACCTTCATACTTAAAGTCTTTTAATTTAGTTTTTGTTTTGAATCCTTGAAGTGTTTTGTCGCTGCTGTAATAAGGGAAGCGTAGAAGTTCTCCGTCCCTGTAGACTTTGTAGTGTTGGCAGGTTTCTTCACTGATTCTTCGTTTTTGCAGCCTTTGGGCTGAACCTTTGAATTGTACATTGGTGGGCATGTGATGTGTGTGATCTGCTCGTGTTAACGTTTGACAGCTAAAACAAAATGTATTGCCATCATCATATACTGCCTTGGCATCTGAAGAACCGCATACTTCACACGGTTCGTGTCTTAAAAATTCGCTAGTCATGGGCAAACCAATTTGTATCAATGGTTGAGTCTGCATGACCTATAACTCCTGTTGGAACAAAGTTACATGCCAATGATTTTCTACTTAATTTTGATTTAAAAGAATCGTGGAAATGATGTAGATAAGAAGGAAAAAATATCATTAAACCTTTTTGCATAGGTGCAAAATATTCAGGAGTGTTATAAATATTTCTGTCAAAGGTGTAAGCACTGAGCATATGTCGATTGATAGTCCACATAGGATTTTCAAAAATCAATGGTGGTTGACTTTCATCAACATCATCAAAATATAAAACGCCAGAATACACAGAGTTTTTGTGATTATGACGGTCCATCGGTTCTCCGTTTTGATTATCTGTTATCCAGCTAGTGCTCATAATCCACGTCTGCTCTAAACCTTCAATATCATTTGCCCATTTAGAAAAAATGTTTGTTAGTTCTTCTTTTATCTTTTTTTGCTTGTTTAATACAACGAAGTATTCGTCTGTAGGGTTGGTCTGTTTTACAACTAAACCATATTGTTTTGATAAAGGTTTGATTGCCTCACATATATCATCAGGTATTTGTACTACACCTAATGGAATAGAAAACATTGGATATGTATTCATTTTAACCAATCCACAGGTATGCAGTGTGCAGCGCACCAGAGTATTCCGTATCGCTCACACCATTTTGCGTATGTTGTCTTGGACTTTTTAGATATACGTTTGTAAGGGTCTTGAAATACCATACGAAGGTCTATCTCTGGGTTGTCCTTGATTACTTGTCTTATTTTACGCCTAGATGGTGGGTCCCAATACCCTTTGACCTCTAGGATTACTCCGTTATTTGGTAGCACAAAGTCAGGAGTATATTGATGTTGTATTGTGTAAGGGTAGGACGTTTCCTCATATTCATAGTCAACGCCCAGTGTTACCAGTAGGTCTGCTACCTTTTCCTCTAGTCCTGATCTAAAAGTCATCTTCTAACTCTACTGAGCTAGGAGTTGTATCAGGTGTTACGTTTGGTTCTGATGTTTTGAATCCTGCTGTACTACC